CATCAAGCTGATACGTCTCATAGGTAACCGTTTGTCCGAGGTTTGGATTTGCCTTCAACCACATTGCCGGATCAGCCACTTCCTCCAGATCGTCCAGCTTGTAGTGCCAGATCGAAATGTGAGGCGCGTTGTACTCACCCTTGAGTATGTCCGCAAGTTCCATTTTGATTGTATCGCCGGACCCAGCACGAACCGTTCCTTCGGAGCTGATCGCCACGATCAGATAGTCGTCCAACTTGGACGCACCTTGCTCCACGGCCCCGATGACGTCCTCTCTAAGATCTCCCGACAACCATTCGTCGATGGTCGCCACCTTGGTTCTAAGCCCTTGCAGCTTGTTGATTGCCATAGGGCGGATCTCGAAGAGAGAGCCGGTGAGGAAGTTCTCAATCCCCTTCTTGGTCGAAGCCAACTTCTGCCTCAGGAACCTAGATCCGGTTGTGTTCTGCATCGAGCCCTCAGTGAGGAAAACGAACAGTGGCCCACGCGCACGCGTGATGGCCGTCCGGATGGGAGACATGACTTCCTCGGCCTGCTTCATCGTCGGGGCCGTGGTGATCTGGTGGGTCGTCGCAGTGTCCACCGTCATGAAGTAAGCTTGGATCAAGGCGGCGTACATCGACTTGGCGGCTCCTCGAGCCACTATCAAATACTGCTTAACTATCAGCCGTTTCTTTATGGTCTTCGTTTCATAACGGCCTCCGTGTCCCTCGGGCACATACACAGATCGTTCTACGAAGTAATACCAGCCAAAGATCTGCTCCGCCCATAGTTTGAACGTGAACAGCAACGTCAGGTCCGCACCATCAGTCAGCGTCATCTCCCCTTCACAGAAACGGATGAAACCCTCGACGGCCTGATCGTCGTAGTAGATGTTGGGGTTCGCGGAGAGTGCGTCAATGCGATTCATCTCCATTGAGATCTCGCGATTGACAGGAATATCACCTCGCACCACCGCATCGCGGAACTGTCCGTAGTAAATCGGAACAGCAGTGTTGGACAGCACGTCAACCCCCTATGTGTGACTCTCGGTTGCCGACACCCTTCCCGTGAGTCAATCCCCGGTTTGTGAGAAGGAGGAGCCTCTCTTGGTCGGAGGGATATTGCTCATGGCGGAGGACCCCTTCGGCCTCTCCAACTCGAGTACCCGTATGGCGCGGCGGGCACGAAGAGAAGCACGATTCCCACCACCACGCAGATGAGTCCCACTAGTGGAGAAAGGAATACCCAGAGAATAACGCCAATCAAGATCAATGCCAGACCCAAATTCACTCCTTTCTAGGCGACCATCTCGTCGTCGTCTTCCTGATTGAATACCACCGGCTCGTCGGGTGGGTACGTCCCTTCCGGAGGCAGCACACCCACATCGGGCCCGCTGTACATCTCGCCAGCGATCTTCCGCTCCCAGCTCTGCCAGCCGCTCAGCCACTTCTGCTGGCCGAGCCAGACCAGAAGCGCAGTGAGTCCGAAGACCAACCCCTGGGTGAGCCAGGCTGTGATCGAGGAGGTCGATGTGTGAAACAACGCCAGAAAATGCACATGCACGATCAGCCAGTCGGCAAGCGCGCCCGACAGGATGGCGATGTACGGTCCAGCGAACGCCACGATCCGATTCAACGGAAGTTTCATGGGAACCTCACTTCTTCTTGTATCGGAGCCGAAGCGCAGCTAGGGTAGTCGGACCCACCACCCCATCCATTGCCAACTTGTTGGCACTCTGAAATCTCTTCACCGCCGCTCTCGTAGATGGACCGAAGGTACCGTCAATGCCAGGAGGAATATGCCTTGTCGGATCGCCCTTCAGCAAATATCCACCACGAAGCAGATAGGTCTGAACCTCCTTGACATCGTCGCCTTTCATCCCCAGCTTGAGAACTCGAGGACCCTTCGGTTTCGATGTCCCTGGTTTCCACGTGGCATGAGTGCACGCGGGATTGAACTTGATGTGCCACCACTCGACCGGCGCGTCGCTACAGCCTTTGCTGAAGCCATAGGTTTTCCCGATCTGGTCAACGGCCCAGCGCCCCCATTGCGTCTGGAGATCTACCGCGAGTCCCCAGCCATGATTGGAGGTTCCCGGACGGGCCACCCAGTTGACGTCATGCGCGTGCTCGACATGATTCCACAGATATACCTGCTTGTCATAGGTGCGATACGCGCTGATGACGGAGATCGTCTTTCCCCATCGGCGATAGGCCTCGCTCGACATGGCCTTGAACGCTCGAGCGGCATCCTTCCGCAGGAAATACCCACCGCCGATAGCCTCCAGTTCCGTGGCCAGCATCTTTCCGTTTTCGCTCATATCAACGCTGTCGTAGCCGCCGTGGCCGCGCCTTTTCGGGCTGCCTTGGTAGCATGCGAGCCGAGTCGGGTGAGACCTCGCTGCAGACTCTGCTGGCCCTGTACCTCGAGCTGCCGCTGAGCGAACTTCTTTCCCTTTCGGGTGGTAAGCGTCGCCACCTGCCCTTCGAGTTGAAGCCGAGTGGACAGATCCCGAAGTTCGTGGGTGGCCAGCGCCGCGACTCCGCTCTTCTTGAGCCGCTGCTGCTGTTCGGCGGCTTTGATCGCGTCGGGATGCGCAGGATGTGACTCTCCGCCAGTGGCCCGAACCTTGGTCTGTCGCTTGGCCAAGCCGACATCGCGATGAACTTCCGTGCTGACGGGACGAGCGTTGCGCACTCCCCAGTGCATGCCCTTGACCCCGAAATGTTCGAGGTTAGCTTCAACATGCTCACGCCCAATATCTAACGTTTGGGTCATGCTACCTCTCCCACAATCGGTGGTGGATTGGGATCTACCCAGGCGACGTTCTCACGCATCTCGTTCAACCGCCATTCGTGTTCCTGGATCTGCTGTGTCATGGCGCTCAGTACCCAAGACGAGGCCGGAGGATCGAAGAGAAGTCGAACCCTCAGGTAGACACAGGTCTTGACCAGACTGAGCATCGGTACGGAAACGATGCCCAGGTCAGACCAGCTGTCCGACTCGTCGGAAATGGCGTATCCGCCAACGGGACCGACACCGAGATCATTGAGAATGGAGAAGGCGGTGTTGATGTGCGTGATAACATCGTGATCGAATGAGTCATCATTGACCATGAGACCCAGGACCTTCTTCGTGCTATTCAGAATGCTTGTGTCCATTCTCTGCCGTCCTTGTGTTAGCTTCCGCCCACGTTAAACGTCGGAGGGGCGGTCTGACCGTAGTCAGAAGGTGGGCTGCCATCGGGATTGAGGCCCGCGGCGACCAAAGCGTCCTGCTTGGCCGTCTGAATGTCGCTCAGGTCGGAGTGATAGTCGGCTTCGAGCGCGACTCGGTCGGTGGTGTACTGCTTTTCCCGATCGTCTCGGGTCTTGTTGTGGGTCGACTCGATCGGAGCGCGAATATCGTTCCAATCGTTGGGCGGAGGCGAGGTCTGGATCTCAACTCCGGCCCGCTGAACGGTCACCCGCTCTTCGACCATCGCCTCCTCCTTGGGCTCCTTCTTGTCCTCCTTCTTGGCCTGGCCGGGAGGAGTTTCCCCCTTTCCCGGCGGAGTACCGCCCTTGCCGACGCCGGTGGCCGCATGCTCAGACACGGGCTCAGGCTCGGGTTCGGGAGCGGGCTCTTCGTCAGGCTCCGGCTGCTCGTCGGGTTGAGACGGCAGCTGCTCGGGCTTCGGATCATCATCCGGCTGCGGCTGAGGCGGCTCGCCCGGGTGCGTCTCCGACGTCGGCTTCTTCTTGGTGGCCATCATGTGCTGTCTCCTTTACCAGAGCTTTGTATCTCCAGGTTGTCTTTCGATAGGACGAGACACAAGCAATGTTGCGTCACCGTAATGAATCGCGTTGTGTGTGCTCAACGTTGTGGTGATGAGGAACTCAGGATCGAGAATCCACTCTTCAGCGTGAGAGATATCCTCCGGCGTCATCGGATTCATGTGATGAACCAGCAATCCCATACGAATGTCGTAGCCCACCACGCCCAGATCGCATCCGTAGTCGCGAACGATGACGTGGTTTCTGACCATATGCCACGAATGGGACGTGTAGAACTGCTGATTCACCCATCGGTCGAACCCGAATGTGCGCTTACCAACCTCGCCAAACAGTTGCAGATAGTCGAAACGTTTCTCAAACGAGGCAATCTGCCTGAGTTCCGTATACGATCTACGCTTGCTCATCATCCACATCGCCGTCTGATGGCTGCCCCGCATACGAGCGCATGGCCGACAGCGCCTGCATGTAGAGCTCCTCGACCCGTTTCTGCCCCTCGATTGCCTCCCGTTTGACCTGCATGAGCTCGTTCTCGTGGCCGATTCGCTGCTGCTCGAGTCGTTCCCTCGTCGATCCCATCTTCAGGAAGTGCGTGAGGACCTGAGAAGACGCTGTGCCAGCCTGAATCTGCTCTTCGGCCAGGTCATAGGCCTGGGAAGCCAGCTCCTGCTCTCTAGCCTCCGCGGAGGTGGCTGGCCTACGGCGTTTCGGAGTAGTTCTAGAGGGCTTACTTCGTGCCAAAGTGGGCTTACACCTCCCTTCGACATTAGAATGTTTCTTCAAAAATGCCCACCGGGGCTATTTTTGGG